TATTGTTGGACGATCTACCTTTAAAAGTTAGTTAATTCAACATAGCACTGCGCCTTCGGGCGCAGAGAAAGGAGTACCATGAAACCAGGTAAATATTTTATAGAAAATGGTACTGTCTGCTTTATAAATCTCGAAGCTAAATCCGAGACTCCTGAAGCGGACATACCTTACATTGTTGTTAAATGCGCTTTCAGAAACTGTCCTAACTATGAAATATTCTGGGGAGATGCTATCTCTGGATTATGGTACGATATGGTAGAATCTGCAGGCTTTTGGACAGTAACTAACAAGAAAGAGAATGATATCTTTCTATGTAAGGAGTGTCATCAATGATTAATTCGCGTCATCTGGTTATAATCGACAGGCTTCGTAAGTTAACTTTAATCAATCCACAAGAATATACTTACGATGAGTACAAGCTGGTATGTGAAATAGAAGCATTACTAGAAAGGAGTATCTCATGTCAAAATGGATCGTCATTAAGTTCTCCGGCAGCGTATGCGGAGCATGTAAACAGCCTCTCGAGGTTGGAAGCAAAGCTAAATGGTATCGGAGAGGTCTTGCGTTCCATCAATGCCATTGGACGATGAATGAAGAAGACGGGACCTGGACACCAGGCGCCTGCATTACAAATCCTATAGAACAGGAGATTGAAAATGACCAAAAAGCATCCTGAGCTAGTATTTACTCGTGATTCAGAATTAATTCCTATCCCACCGGTACAATGTCATCGTACCTCAATGTTTGAGCAGCTACCCCTTCTTGATATGCTCGTAAATCAAAGTTTAACAATTGATTGCACTGGTCAGTCAGTTACTGGCAAACGAACATACTTCACAACTTGGTTACGTAAAGCATGTCTTGCTAACGAAAAGTTAGCTAAACGTCACTTCATTACTCGTGTGACAGGTACAGGTTGCTTTCGTGTATGGAGGACTTTCTAATGTCAAACACTACTTTAGATATAGCTATTGATTACATCTATGAACAACTTATGGATGGAGCAATGGATATGAAAGATGTTATCATGACCGGTTTCAAAGGTCTTGACAACATGGAAGATGATGAAATACTCGAGTGGTATATTGAGCTAAAGAAAGTAGCGGATGAGTAGATACAAAGGAATACCAGATTCTAAGGTGTTGGCAAGTGTCTTTAAGAACTTGCCGATGCCACTCTGGCAGCAGATTAAAAAGTTCAAAACGAAAGGCAAGCGTGATTACAAAGTAATAATACACGGTAGAGAAAGTAAACTAACTAACGGCGGTTTTAGTGCCTTTAAAGATGTCAAGTTGTGTGATGCCAAATCAGTAGATGTTTATACACATCCAACCGATGATCATTACACAATGAAAAATCTACACAAAGTATGGGAGCTTAAAGAAGAACTAGCTAAGATTGAAATAGAGAACACTCGTCTTAAAGAATTAGTGAAACTACTCGATCGTAGAATCGGAGAAAGGAGACGCAAATGAGTGCTAACTATTATTGCAAATTCTGTGGAGAATCTTTTGGAAATGACAAAGAAAATCCGCGCATTATAAATTGGTGTTCTAACTGTTGTAATAATGAACGTCAAATTAATGAAAGAGGATATAAAATTGTTCAAACTTTAAATCATAAAACCGAAGAAAGGAGACGCAAATAAACATATTAGTATACATTTGTAACTACTTATGATATAATAAATATTAATTGAGAAAGAAAAACATTTAATAAACAGGAGGATACATTATGACCACAGCTGTCAAAGAAGCGCCAGCTAATGGTAAAGTTAAGACTTCAAAACGGAAGTCAAGTCACCCCGAGAATTATGACTTCACTAAAGTTGGTGATGTCAAGACACTCACAGTTACACGTAATGGCAAACAAAAGAAAGTAGCCGAACAGCTTGGTGAAATCATTAATTTTGCCAAAAGCAATCGTATAACCAAGATCTCTCGTTCAAAGTTCATTGAGAAAATCTCTATCTTGATTGATACGAAGCATCCCGAACGGACAAAGCATATAGAAAAATATCCGCAACTGTCTAAATCTGTACAAACGATGGCAGCAGTTGTAAATTTCTATTGGGGTGCAGGGAGTCAGCACGCTATGAAACAGATCGGCGTCGTTGGTTCTTAGTGATATTCTTATCGCCCTGATGAAATGGACCTGTATCATCGGGGCGGTAATCACTTTTAAATTGTTGTTTTTATAGAAAGGAGACACATTATGGTAGCAAACGTCGAAACTATGGCTTATGCACATCAAGTGCCTTGGCATGGTATCGGGACTCAAGTATCTTCAGAGTTGACTCCTCTGGAAATGATCAAGTCTGCCGGCCTCGACTGGAATGTACGTAAAGTTCCTGTCCAGTTCAGTGATAACCAAGGTAATCTTGTTGAAACTGACGAGTGGAATGTCTTGGTTAGATCAGACAATAACAGAGTTCTCGGTCCATGTGGTAAGAATTATGTTCCATTCCAAAATCATGAGATTTTTGACTATTACACCAAATTTGTCAAAGCTGGTCACATGACAATGGAAACAATGGGTTCCTTAGACGAAGGTCGCCATTTATGGGCTCTTGCTAAAACTAAGGAATATTTTACTTTACCTGGTAACGATCGTGTAAATGCTTATATGCTCATCTCCCATCCACACAAGTGGGGAGTTGCAGCTTCTTTTATGTTTACAAGTATACGCGTCGTATGTCAAAATACTATTACAATGGCTCTAAGAGCCGGTCGTGAAAAATTCTCTGTACCTCACATGGCAAATTTTACGGCTATAACTATGAAGAAGGTGGACGATGCTCTTGGAATTAGCCACGAATTACTTTTGGAACAAAAGAACATCGCAGAAACTCTTGTCAAAAAAGAGTTCAAAGAGGCTGAGTTACAGAAATATATTGCTACCCTCTTTCAACCTGAATTGCTTAAAACACCAAAAGATTGCCATTTGGGAAATTTTCGACCAACTGCTGAAGATGCATACACAGCTCTCTTACGCCAACCGCAGATTCAGGCTACAAAGAATACCTGGTGGGCGGCACTTAATGCTGTTACCTATTATGTCGATCACGAAGCAGGACGTGATCGCGAAAATGCCTTAAATAGTGCTTGGTTTGGTACAAACGCTAAGAAAAAGAGAGATGCTGTATCTCTTGCTTACGAGTTCGCTACTAGTTAGCATAGTGCTTAGTTGTGTAGTTTTCTCCTCCAAGAGTATAACTAAGCCTATTGCTATCATGGGAGTATCCGTTGAGAGTGACGATTGGGACCTCCTTGACTTTCAACGGTGCTCCTGTGATTCAGCAACTTTTTGTTTAAACGATGCTGATATTATAAAGATAAACATGATTTATGCAAGTAGAAAGAGATAAACGTTTCATAATAGCTGGGTATTCACCGCGTCTCAGTGAAGTTCCGATTGAATTCTACGCAACAGGGACGATCATCGGGGTCAACCAGACCTATCGTCATATAAACAAATACCTGGATGCTTGGCTGTTATGGGACCATCATATTACCACAACACATAGGGAGATGCATGACGCAATCGAAACCATTCAAGCCCCCAAATTCATTCGAAATGACGACGGAGGTAACAACCGGCGAAAATGGGGAAGTTATCGTGGGATTTTTTGGTATGAGGGAAGCGATAACCAACCGTTACACACACTCCCACTTACGTGGGAGAATCCACTTCGACTTAAAATCTCAGGATCGAGCATTACGGCAGCTTGCAATCTTGCTCTCATCCTTGGAGCAACTGAAATTATACTCGTTGGAGTTGATTTTATTGGAAACAAACGACTCGGAGGATGGGAATACCTTATAAATGATCTCGATAAAAATTGTCAATATGCTTGTGAATACTTTAAGACTTTTCCTATTCCGGTATATAAAACTGTCAAGGAAAGTAAATTATCTTTGCCCTTTATGAATCTAGGAGTAAAATGGATACTATAAGAGAAACAGAAACATTAAAATACCAGCGTATGTGGAAAGTACCTGCATATCGAACACACAGTCCCGGTAAAAACTATATTGAACAAGCCGTAAAAAACTTAGAAATGAAAACAGGAGATCATATTCTTGATGTTGGCTGTGGTAGTGGTAAAACCGCAAGCTGGTTATGTGACAATGGATTCTTTGTACACGGTATTGATATTGCTTCTAATTGTCTTGATGAAGCTATGTATGATGACATTGAAGAAGGTACATTACGGCCTAATTTCTATTTTTCAGAAGAATGTGCTTGGCAATTAAGTCAAAAAGTTACTGAAACAGACTGGATTGTATGTACTGATGTAATGGAGCATATACCTGAGAAAATGGTTCATCCTGTATTATATCAATTATCTACTAAAATGAAGAAAGGAGGTTTCTTTTCTATTTCATGTGCTTTAGATACCTTAGGTCCGAAATTTATTAATGAACAACTTCATCTCACTGTCCGCAGTGACAGATGGTGGGCAGATCAACTAGGACGTTACTGGTCTATATCTTGGGCGATGGATCCAAATGTAGGTACTAATGTTCTTATTTTCGTCCATCCAAGAAAGGAGAAACAAATTGAATGGCCAACGAGAGATTGATAAAACCCACTTGTCGTGTGATCAAGCTGAAGAACGGGGTTTTTTGCATAGAGATTATATCGCACATTGTCTCAGATGGAGTCACATTGTTAAATATCTTGGATCTAGATACAAAACTGCTAGAATCCTCGATATTGGATGCGGTAAAGAAACACCTCTCATTAAAACACTCTATACAATGAGAATGACTCCGGAGATGTATTTCGGAGTTGATGCTAATAAAACAGCTTGCAGCACAAATATTCACGATAAAATCTATGATAAAATGGGAAAAGGCAATTTCGAACTTTTTTGGAATTTTGATGCATCTGAACCTGCTGCTTTTCAATATTTAGATTTTACTCCAACTCTTATTACCTGCTTTGAAGTACTCGAACATGTCACACCTAAGAAAGTCATTGGAATCCTCGACAACATTCGAAAGGTGGCTGATTCACAAACGAAGATTTTTATTAGCACGCCTTGTTTTAACGGTAAGGCTGCTGCTAACCATATTAATGAAATGACTTATACTTTCATGACAGATTTACTGTGGGAATACTTCCATATAGATCGATGTTGGGGTACGTTTGCCAGCCAAAAAGATATTGAACCTATGATTAATCAAGACGTCGATGAGATTCAACATTTGTATGATGAACTAAAGAGTTATTATGACTCGAATTTACTTTCAGTCATTTTTGCTCCATTATTCCCATCTAAATCAAGGAATTGCATGTGGAAACTTTCATTGAAGACATAGAGGATTTTCATGACAAATTCAACCACACCTATCAGGACTACCCTAGGTCTCTTACGAGAAATGAGAAGGCATTTAGGATTACTTGTCTTAGAGAAGAAATCCGAGAATACGAGGAATCAGAGAACCTTGAAGAAGAACTTGACGCTCTCGTTGACCTTGTGTATTTCGCTTTTGGAACAGCATACCGCCACGGATTTAATTTCAAAGAAGCGTGGAAAAGAGTTCACGCCGCTAATATGCGGAAAATTAGAGCCGGAACTGCTTCAGAATCTAAACGAGGTTCTAGCCTTGACATCGTTAAACCTAAAAACTGGGAAAAACCAGATCTTACAGACTTAGTTCAACCACAACCTAATCCAGCATTAGTATCTATTTCAGGAGGAGTATATGCCAAAAAACGACACAATCTCACAAAAGCAAAAGAAGACGAAATTATTCGTAGATCAATCGGGAAAAAAGCATCAGACCGCCTTAACCTCCCACCAGCAGAAGGTTAAAAAAGAAAGAGGTCAACAGTATAATCACCCAAAGCTACCGCCGGGCAATATAATCGAGAACTTTACAAATATCGGCATTGCTTGGGGTGCAATACTATCGTCCAATTTTGGATTTCAAGTGCCTGCAGTACCTCCACACGTTGTGAGTCACATGATGGTTTCTTTGAAGACTATGCGTGCAGTTATTCCCTCAACGTTTCAGCAAGACGATATAGACGACATGAGCGTTTATTGTAGTTTCGCTGGACGTCTTGATCCACAAAATCCGGAGAGTGATAGTGCAACCAGTTAATCTTACATACAAAGACTTATTGTATACTATCATACAAAATGGTTTACCTGTATCGCCTAGAGGAATAGCTTGTCATGAGATTCTAGGTCATCAAACTATGGTGGATATGGAAAGACCTTTTGTCACAATACCAGCGCGTAAGATCGGTAATAAATTCAGATTTGCTGAAGCCGCGTGGATATTATCTGGAGATAATAGGGTTGCTACGATCTTACCTTACTCCAAAAAGATAGGAGAATATTCTGATGATGGAATTTATTTTACCGGGGCTTATGGTCCTCCTATTCGTGATCAGCTCCCTTATGTTCTTCATTGTCTTAGATCTGATATTGAATCACGCCAAGCTGTTATCACCATTTGGCGACAAAGGCCGATGGTTTCTAAAGATATTCCTTGTACAGTGTCTTTACAATTCTGTGTTCGCTTTGGTCGGTTACACTGTATTGCAACAATGAGATCATCTGATGCCTGGTTAGGATGGGTTTATGATGTTTTTAACTTTAGTTGTATAAGCGCTTTTATTGCTATACATCTTCGTACAAAATTAGGATATTTACATTTAACAGCAGGGTCGCAACATCTTTATGATCATGATATGGATGCAGCTCGAAAAGTAATTAGAGCAAAAGAAAATGGAGATCAATTAACGTTAGACTGGAGAGGATATACGCCAGATGAATTCAGAAGATATTTATGGAACCAGGCCGACGGTAGATGAATACTTTATTACGATGGCCGCGCTTATATCTACGCGTGGTACATGTCGTCGTAGGCGCGTTGGGTGCGTACTTGTCAATTCTAAAAATCATGTCCTTGGTACTGGGTATAATGGTGTGGCACGTGGGCAAGAACACTGCCTTAACTTACCATGCCCGGGAGCAATGGCAGAAACGGGTGAGGAGTTAGATGAATGTTATGCGATACATGCAGAACAGAATGCGCTACTTCAGTGCCAAAACGTGGAAGAGATACATACGTGTTATACTATTATTGCGCCATGTGTGACATGTACAAAATTACTTTTAAACACGACAACTCGAAGGATAGTATTCTTAAAACCTTACGGGCTATCAACCACATCCGAGATGCTCTGGCTGGAAGCGGGTGGCGTATGGGCACAATTAAACAACCCAATTATTCAGGAGATGACTAGTGGCTTTGAACGAACCTTTATTTCCCCCAAAGAGCAATTGGATACCTCCAAAAGAATTTCCAAATCTTTCAGGAGTAAAGATACTAGGATTGGACACAGAGACCAAGGATCCCCAGTTGATGGCGATGGGGCCTGGATCTTTGAGAGGCGACGGTTATGTAGTTGGAGTTTCGCTCGCGACAGAAGATAAGAAATGGTATTTCCCCATAGCTCATGAAGGAGGTGGAAATCTTGATAGAGATAACGTTGTCGGATACCTTAAAGATATTCTCTCAACAAACTGCCCAAAAGTTGGTGCTAATATACTATACGACTTGGAATGGCTCAGAGGAGATTTGGGAATTAGAGTTAGCGGTCCATTCTACGATATTCAAGTGGCAGAGCCTTTACTCGATGAAAATAAACAAGGTGGTTATTCACTCAACAACCTTGCCAAACATTATCTTGGTGTTTCTAAAGAAGAAGGAGGTCTTGAAGCTGCTGCAAAGTCTTACGGAGTTGATCCAAAAGGAGGTCTCTGGCAATTGCACAGTAAATATGTCGGCCCCTACGCTGAAACCGATGCCCAATTACCGCTTGCCGTCTTCGACATCCAAAAAAAGAAACTCGTTTCTGAAGACCTTTGGGAAATCTTTTCACTAGAAGCAAATTTAACGCAGTTATTATTAGACATGCGTTTCCTTGGGATTCGTGTACATATTGAGAAAGCATACGAACTATCTAAGGATATGTTAGATCAAGAAAGGAGAATATTAGATGAGTTACGAATTAATCCATGGTCAAGTAAAGAATTACAACGTCTCTTTGAACACGAAAAAATTCCAATCCGCTATACGGATGCTGGGAATCCGAGCTTCACTAGAGAATATCTCGAGCATCTCAATTACCCCGTCGTCAAAAAAATCGTCGAGTATAGAGTCCTCAGCAAAAATCGACGTGACTTTATTGACGGACTAATACTAAAACAAAATATAGGAGGTAGACTTCATGCACAGTTTCACCAACTCAGAAACGACAGATTTGGAACACGCTCGGGTCGCTTTTCAAGTTCTAACCCAAATCTCCAACAAATACCAAGTAGGCATCCGTATTGGGGGCCGCTCATTAGAGGATTATTTCTCCCAGACAGTGGCTTTAGGTTCGGGAGATTCGATTACAGTCAGCAAGAGCCTCGACTTACTGTCCACTACGGAGAAAAATGTGGACTTAAAGGAGCTAGCGAAGCGGGCGACAAGTATAGACAAGACCCTAAAACAGATTTCCACCAGCTTATCGCGGAGCTCACTGGATTACCTCGTAAGCAAGCTAAGACAGTAAACCTTGGCCTAGCATACGGCATGGGTAAATATAAACTTGCTAATGAAATGGGGGTATCTCTTGAAGAAGCAGAACCAATACTACAAAAATATCATTCGAACGCCCCGTTTATCCGGCAACTTGCTAATAAATGCGCCGACAGAAGTACAGCGGCTCGAGAAATTGTTACAATCCTTGGAAGGAAAAGGCGACTCTCAGATGGAAGTCATCACAAAGCTCTCAATGCGCTTATTCAAGGATCTGCAGCGGATATGACTAAAAAAGCAAT